CCTTGCCGCTACGTCCAGCGTTGTCGTGTCGATGTCTAGTCTCGCCATATCATTCATCCTCTTTGTTGTCATCTAGTGGGAAATACATAAGCGCAGCCCCAGCAATTGATAAGCCCATGCATAGGGCAAAGATTAAAAGTGTTGCCATCATGTCACACCTCCTTACTTGATGCCGTGTATTCTGCGCCATGTCACCCATGTGATAGCTTGCAGGTCACAGGCTTTGATGCCCAGTATTGCCGCAGCCTTACGATATGACATAGCGATGTTGAGATATTCAGCCTTGCCTATGTTAGCGGCGTTAGACTTCAAGCCTACACGCTCAGCGTAGGCAATATTCCTAGCGTGACCATCCACAGTCACACTGTCACCGCCCATGATATTGTCAAAGAATGCTGAGATCTTAGGGCCATTCAGTGTCTTGAGAATAGCCGCATATCTGTTGACGCCATCCAATACCTTGTATCCCTTGAGGCGATTAGCTTTGTAAGCCATGCACCCGTCAATATCCTCATGGTCAATCTGTGCCATGTGTCCATCAATAATCTGCTCAGCAGTTGGCACATTCTTAGGCCATCCTAGGTTAGGGCTTGATGCCGCCACTACGCCCACAACTTTCATGAGGCTTAGGTTTTTAGTCTTGGCAACTTTGCGGCAGTCACGCCGTGCACGATTGTACCATTGCAAGCCATCAAGCTTTTCTTGGCGTGTAGCCATGCCGTAGCAAGTCAGAATATTGGTTACAAAGTCAGTCATGATTTATCTCCAATTGGTTTGAATTTTGAAGTCAGACAAAAGCTAAAGCATAGCTTTCCTAGTTTGATAAAGCGGATGCCGCCTACTTTTTTAGTCGATACGTTAAACATGGTGTCAATCCTTCACTGTTAAACTATTCCAGAGAGTAGGCACCGCAGCGCCTACCTGTCAAGAAAAGTTTCTATGCTGTGCGCCATACACGGATCACACGGTTCACTTTATCTGTGCGGTAACAGAATCTGCGTCCTGCGTTATCCTTGTGCTTATGCTGGGCGTATAACTTCACCGCCACACGATTAGCCACACGGATATAATTCAACGTAGTGGTTGGATCTACTGGCACAGCAAAACTGTCACCAACGTTCATCGTAAATAAGGGGTATTTATAGTAAGCCACACCATTGCGAGTTGCGTTTGGCATCGGGATATTCTTTTCAACTGTGTACATTTTGTGTCCTATCATATGTCTAAGGTTTAGGTTTGGTCGGTCATAGATTGGTGAGATACACCATGAGATAGGCACAATTAAGCCATGCCTATCCTAGCTATATCTTATAAATCGTGCTTTGCATTTGCCACACGCCACCCCTTCAGCCATGGACGCTGGATGCAAGTATCGCATGTATACATCAAGCGCCGCCTATCGGTGCTACACCCGTCACAGTGTAGGCCATGTTTTGTCGTGATCTAGACCTACGCATCATGGCGTAAAACGTAGGTGTGACGTAGCCTGGCAAGAGTCATACTTTCTCCATTCATCCAGGGATGTCTATTTCAAATAACGTGCGGCCAGTATGATTGCGGCCTATGTGTTTTGTCTGTTTCTTTTGTGTCTCTTTCTTTTTTGTTGTTGCCCTATCGTGAGCAGATTCCGTTTTGTTAGTCAATCGTTTTATTCGGTCTTGTTATTCTGTGCGGGTCTTTTATCCGGCTTGACCGCCTAGGACGCTGATTCGGTTAAAGAGCTACGCTGCTTTGGTTTGAACCTTGTCGCTTTCGATGTATTCAAGCTAGCAATGAGATTTCAAATATACAACAAAAACTTTTCACTGATCACGGAATTAGTTTAACTCTTTGTTTTCACTTGTTTTAAACTGTAACATTTCATTTGGACTTAGGAAGAGTTTGGCTAAGGTGTTGATCTTACTGGATAAACTAATTGCTGCCTCGCGGATGTAATACTACACGCGCGAATCTATTACCTAACGCAATCAGGTATGGCGTTTATGGGGTATCATATTTGTGATCACAAAATAGGGGTGGCGGTGTGTTTAGATGCATCCCTTTGCGTTTTGTGATCACAAACTCTAAAACCACCCAGAAAATACGCCTTTTCACGCATAATCTGACGGAGTAACAGTTAAGCAATGCAACAAAATCAAGCGCTTGCAAGGAATAGCACCCGCATTATGCGCGATCACGCGTTTGCGCGGGGGGTGCGAGGGCCAGAGGGGGGTATGAGGTATACGTATATACACAAATACACACACGGGGTTTTTAGCTTTGCCCAGGTTTTGCCTTATTTAGTAGTACATGTGTTGCATTTACATCACAGTTTATTACAAAGTCGTAACATTTAGTAACATCTTTACGAATATACGCATTTTAGGGGTTGACCAAGGTGTTTCCATGAGTATAACTGCGGAGCAGGAGCAGACAGAGTTTAACTTTCTTAGTTTAACTTAATACAAGTAATAAATAATAAATAGTTAAACTATATAAAGAGTGTGTTAATAAAGATACTGGACATAGGAAGAGTTTAACTTAGATAGTTTAACTATAGGGTTGACACTCTTCTTAATAGTTTGTACACTATCTGTATGTAACACACATAATTAAGTAAAAACAATAAGTGTTACACTACTGGTACGTGTTACAAACATTATGTGTAACTCTCCTCCTGTCTCCTCTCTCCTAACACATAGTTTGCGACACGTACCACTTCTTTACCAAGAAAAGTGTTGACAATGACTTCTAAACCCGTACAACTATACGCAGATGATAACGTACTTGAAGAGTTTTACTCTGCGTTAGCTGACGGTAGTGCCCATCGTATACGCCGTATTCATATCCCTCGTAGTGACGTGTTCTATGTACGTGCTGCTATAGAGGCTGACACTGGTGTTAGGTATCCTTTAGATCATGTAGAGAGAGCTATGTATCTAGAAGGCATGTTAAGTCGTAACGATGTACTAGACCCTGATAGGAAAAGACCCTATGGCGATTGAATATAGAGGTGAGAAGTTTGAAGGTTACAACAAACCCAAGCGTACTCCCAAGCATCCAACTAAATCCCACGCAGTACTCGCCAAGGAGGGTGACACCATCAAGCTCATCCGCTTTGGTGAGCAGGGAGCATCCACAGCAGGCAAGCCTAAAGCGGGTGAGTCTGATCGCATGAAGAAGAAACGTGCAAGCTTTAAAGCTAGACACGCTAAGAACATTAAGAAGGGTAAGCTCTCAGCGGCTTACTGGGCTGATAAAGTAAAATGGTAGTTTTACGTTTCTACGATAAGGTGAAGTGGTAATGGCAGCACCCAAACCAACTAACATGAAGTTGTATAACCGTGTTAAGGCTGAAGCTAAGAAGAAGTTTGACGTATGGCCCAGCGCTTATGCGTCTGCTTGGCTTACTAAGACATACAAGGCACGGGGAGGTAAGTATAGTGGCACCAAGAAAAACAAGGTCACGTAGTCAGCATGTACTTCCTAATGCTCGTGGTTATGCCAAGGGTGGTTTAGGTAAGTGGTTTGGTGAAGAATGGACAGACGTTAAGACAGGTAAGCCCTGTGGTAGACAACAGGGTGAGAGTAGATCTTACCCAGCATGTAGACCTAAGGCAGTAGCATCTAAGATAAGTAAAAAAGAAGCAGCAAAGAAAACAGGGCCAAAACAAGTTAAGTGGTCTACAACAGCATCAGGGAGAAAACGATCATGAAATGTAACTGTGGTAAAGGTGGCGAGTGTAACTGTGGTGGCACTAAGATGAAGATGCCTAAAACTAAGATGGCATACGGTGGCATGGCTAAGAAGAAGATGGGTTACAACAAGGGTGGTTACTGTGGTGCATCTAACCCAGCAGCACGTCCTATGAAAAAGGGTAAGTAATGAAGTATTACCATAAATACAAAGATGCACTGGAAGCTAAAGGTTACCGTGTAGATGAGCATGGCTATGTGTGGGACTCTGCAGGTAACCAGTCTGCTGGTGAAGACAACTACGGTAACGTTCAGAGTAAAGATGAGAACATCAACTACATCTGTGCAGAGGCAGACATTGCAGCTACTAAGCCTAAGAAGCCCAAGAAAGCTACACCTCCTCCCGGCAAGAAACGTGCTCGTACAGCTAAAGGTCACTACGTTAAGGATGATCCTAACACACCAGAGAATGAAGCGTGGGTTGATGAGTAATGGCATTTGCAAGTACAGCAAAGTATGTAACTAAAAGTCTTGATGTAGCTTCTACAGACTCTGCATCACCTGATGACTTGTATGTATGTCCTAACAACTTTGTCTGCCTTGTTAAATTCCTTCACTTGTCTAACAGTGCAGCAAACAATAAGAAGATTAGTGTCTATTGGTACGAAGCTGCTACTACTACTCACCACTACATCGTAGATAACTTCGCATCAGATGCTAACTCTATGCATGAAGTAATAGAGGGTGGTGGGTATTTAGCGTTACAACCCGGCGATAAACTACAATGCTTTGCTGAGACTACTCTAACATACCACGTAACTATGTCAGGTGAAGAACACTTCCAACCAACATAGCGGGTATTCCGTATTAGCAATTCTAACTACGTGATATATATGTATAACTATGTGAGCAAACCAGCAATAGTGCTGGCTCAACATAGGAAAATACAATGTTCACACTTATTGCTAAAACATTCACAGACTTCTTGACAAGCTTACAAAAGGCACAACAGGCACGTGCAGACTACTGGATACTTACTAATATGTCGGACAAAGAGCTACATGACATCGGTATTGCACGTGGTGATATCCGTAACGTGGTTGCCGAATCCTTTAAATAGTCTTGCATTATTACTTTGTTTGGGTATAACTACAGCATGTAGTACTTCATCTGTAGTTCTTCCATCTGCCTGTCCTGATAACGATAATAAGTGTCAACGGAACTTAGATGCTCAAACATTACAATATCTCGGAGAGACAGAAGCGGCACTACAGCTTATGTGCATGGACGTTGATATGTCTGAGCTTCTTGGCGACAAGTGTAATAGCGGGTGACGTTACAGGTGACTTTTCTAACGGTTATGACAATTCTACTGTAGATAGTAATAACACAGACGAGACTGTAACGAACAACTACAACGCTACTGGTGCTGGATCTGCTGCTCCTGTTATGTCAGCGATAGCGCCTACTATGATGGGTGGTGGTGGAAACGACAGTTGCTTACTACCTAGCTCTACTGGCATACAGATAAGTGTAATAGGTATATCTCGTGGTGCTATGCAGCAGGATGAGTCTTGTAACCGTAGAAAGAATGCTAGGCTACTAGGAGCGCCACAGCAGGTAGGTGGGTTAGGACTTCAGGTTTCAGCTATCTCAATACTCTGTCAAGACCCTACTGTATTCCGTAGTATGATGTTAGCTAATACACCATGCCCGATTAATGACAGTAAGACGGGTAAGCTGCTTATGGGGAAGGCAGCAATAAAGAAGTACAGAGAGAGTCCAGCGCTTTACATCGTTGGTTATGAGACAGACCAAGAGTTCTGGAACACCCTGTTAAGGGTAGGAGAGGAAGATACAGATGAAGAGACCCTTGAAGACGATACTCCTAAGCTCAGCATTAGTGAGCGTTTCCGCAGTAGCAAGCGCAGAGACAACTAACTATGAGTTAACTGGTCAAGAGAAGATCGACATGCTTATCGCCTCTATCGGTGATATCCAAGATCGTATCACTAACAGTGGTGTTATGGCTGTAGGTGCTGTAGGTTATGCTGCTATCGGTGGTGTCATTAACGATGATGCACTTAATGCTGGTATCATTACCACAGATGAGTTAGGCGCATACCTAGAAGCTAAAGAGCTTGTACTCAACCATGACTACGCTATTGCTACTACAGCAGAGCAGATGTTTATGCAGGAACATGCAGCTAACATGAATAGCTTGGACGCTGCGGTAGATAATCTCACTGCTGCTACGGCTGTAGTTATGACAGCGGTTGAAGTGTCTTCTACTGCAGCAGAGGCAGATACTAAACCTGAGCAGGTTGAGCTACAGGGTATGCTTGAGACGGATGCGTATAGTCTTGACAGTGCAGAAGTTAATGAATACAATGAGGCTGTAGCTGCTGTAGAGACCTTTGCACAACAAGCTGGTGCTTTTATGGCTGCTGCTAATAACGATGAACTTACTGCTACTGTGGATAGTTATGCTGCACAAGGCAACTACATGGTTGGTAGCTACACAGCTATTACCTACACTCAGTCGGTTGATGAGTTTGTTATTACTTGGGATGACTCAGGGTTTGGTACAGGCTTTCAGGGTTACTTGACTCCTGACATGAAAAACGCTGCAGAGATATACGCTGCTGGTGAGTATATAAATGAATATGGGGCAATGCCGACACAATGATGGACTTTGAGTTTAGCATAGGTGGTTACAACATTAAGGGCTGGATGGTTGCTGTAGCACTTCCAGTTCTTTCTACAGTTGCAGGTGGTGTGTATTGGTCTTATGATACACTTCAGCGTTTCTACGGTGTAGAGGCTGGTATTGCAGAGGTTGTAGATAAGTCTGCATCCTTTGACGTTAAAGCTGGTAGTTTAGATAAGCGTGTTACATCTGTAGAGACTGTAGCCCAGCGCAACCTTACAGAGGTTAACAACAACCTGAGCGGTGAGATTGTAGCTCTAGACTCTCTGCTACTAACTAAGTCTCAGGAGCTAGAAGCTAAGCTTGTATCTCGTATTCAAACACTAGAGCAAGCCATTGCAGATAATGATGTACGTGGGTTGAACCAGAAGCTTGCACAGCTAAGCACAAACATGTCACAGATCTTAGAGCAGCAGAAGGTGCTTCTAGACTTACGTAGCCAAGTTGATAAGGCTACAACTATTACAGACGGACTAGGCGATACGCTAGATACTCTACAGACAGAAGTAGACGATATCTGGAAAGCGTATGATGAACTAGTCAGCAATCCTCTATAAGGAAATATCATGGCTAGAGCATTAACAGAAAAGCAACAGCGCTTCTTGGAGGTACTCTTTGATGAGGCTAACGGTGATGCAGTAGCAGCTAAGAAGCTTGCAGGTTATGATCCTGCTTCAAGTACATCTGCTATTGTTGAGGCTCTCAAGGATGAGATTGGTGAGAAGACACGTACATACTTTGCTCGTACTGCCCCTAAGGCTGCTATGGCTATGGTTGGTGCATTGTATGACCCTACAGAGCTAGGCATTAAAGAGAAGATGGTAGCAGCAAAAGACTTGCTAGATCGTGCTGGACTTGGTAAGGTAGACAAAGTAGACGTAACATCTGGCGGAGGCATCTTCTATCTGCCACCAAAAGAAGGTTCAAACGAATAATACCTGAAAGAGATCTAGGTTTTTGGCAGCTACCGTTACCGCCAAAGAACCACAACAAGAAATGGCACACTATAGTCAGGATAACAAAACGTATACCGTTTGGCTATGAACTGCACCCCGATAACGATAAGTTACTCGTACCTATTGAATCTGAGTTAGAAGCTTTAGAGCTTGCTAAACGACACCTTAAACAGTATAGTTATCGTGCAGTAGCACACTGGTTAAGTAAAGAGACAGGCCGTGATATAGGCCACACAGGTTTAAAGAAAAGAGTTGAGATTGAGCAAAAACGTAGAAAAGCAATTGCGATTAAACGCAAGTTTGCCAAGTGGCTCAAAGAAACCCTTGCGGAAATCGAGAAACTTGAAACCAAAGGGGTCGGGGCATACGCAGAAATTGACAGAGACAGTTGAAGCAGTCACCACCCCCAAAGTAGAGACTGTTCCTGCACAAGTCAAAGCTCCTGAGTATGATGTAGATGCGGCTATGGATGTGGTGTTCAAGCCAAACCCCGGCCCCCAGACAAGCTTTCTTAGTGCGTCTGAACGTGAAGTACTATACGGCGGGGCAGCAGGTGGCGGTAAATCCTACGCCATGCTTGCAGATCCGCTACATGGCTTGAATGATCCTAACTTCTCTGGTCTACTTGTACGTCACACTACAGAAGAGTTAAGAGAACTAATACAGAAGTCACAGGAGTTATACCCACGTGCAGTACCAGGAATCAAGTGGTCGGAGCGTAAGTCGCAATGGATATCTCCTAGAGGTGGTCGCCTCTGGATGTCGTACTTGGATAAAGACACAGATGTTACCCGTTACCAAGGGCAGGCTTTTAATTGGATTGGTTTTGACGAACTTACACAATGGACTAGCCCTTACGCTTGGGGTTATATGAGATCACGCTTGAGGTCTGCACATGCGTCAGAGCTTGGGCTTTACATGAGAGCTACAACCAACCCCGGAGGAGCAGGACATGCTTGGGTTAAGAAAATGTTTATTGACCCTGAAAGAGCAGGTAAATCGTTTTGGGCAACTAATATTGAAACAAGTGAAACAATTACCTTCCCTAAAGGTCACAGCAAAGAAGGTGAGCCTTTATTTAAAAGACGCTTTATTCCAGCCTCTCTATTTGACAATCCGTACCTATCTGACTCTGGAGACTATGAAGCAATGCTTCTCTCTCTGCCGGAGCATCAGCGTAAGCAGCTACTTGAAGGTAACTGGGATATTAATGAGGGTGCCGCTTTTCCAGAGTTTGACAGAAAAGTACATGTCGTGGACTCATTCGAGATCCCTGACTCTTGGGCAAAGTTTAGGGCTTGTGATTACGGGTATGGTAGTTACACTGGCGTTCTGTGGTTTGCTGTAGCACCTGATGAACAAGTGATTGTGTACCGTGAGATGTATGTATCTAAAGTCACAGCTTCTGATCTAGCAGAATTGATCTTGGAAGTAGAG